ACGAGGCAAAAAAGCGTGAGTTAGAGTGTGGTAAAGAGAATGGTCAAGGTGGACAAGTCGAAGGACTAGGTCAGTTAAAAGGCACAATACCTGCCCGTGAATATTTTCGCTGGCATCAAGACAAGCAGGGATGTTGGGGAGACAAAGCGTTCACGAATGAGTTCTTTCGTGACAACCCACATTTAAAAGCAAAATCATTTTCTAAGAAGACCTTCGTACAAGGAGGCTTTAATAAACCAAGCTTCGCATGAGAAGAGCAGCAGTAAGCACCATGTTGACCAACCTAGTAAGTATGGTTGGCGTGGATTCTTTCCTTACTGCTGAGACAACCGCAGCTGTACGAAGCTTTAATCGCTTTGGCAAGTTAGCCTGGGATCGCACTGCATGGCCATTTGTATCACGTATAACACAAGTCATACCAGATGTGCGTGTACGAAGCGTACAAGTAGGTAGTGGAGGAGCGAGTTATACATCTGCACCATCTGTTGCATTTAGTGGTGGAGGAGGTTCAAGTGCAGCAGCCACTGCAACTATCAATGCAGATGGAGAAGTAAATGGAATTGCAGTTACTAACAATGGCACAGGATATACAGGCACACCCACAGTTGCAATAAGTGGAGGTGGTGGAAGTGGAGCAACTGCCACTGCAAGCATGTTAAGCTACTTGGACTTTGGCACAACCATAAGCGAGATATTTCGAGTCACTGACCATGATCCATTGGATGGGAATGCAAGTGATATAGCATACAAGAATGTGTATGTGACAGGTGCGAGCGAGTATGGAGAAGCAATATTGCCAGACCATAATTCTACCGCACCTGTATGGGTGTATTACCGCGCACCATTCCCAGAGTATGCAAGTGACGCAAGTGACTTCCCATATGTATTCAGCGAGTATGCGGTAACGGGGGCATATGGCATGTGGTTGGAGGCAGACGGGCAAACCGACAAGGCACAAGTCATCTACCAACAAGCAGAAGCAATTTTACAAAGCGAGTTAGACAAACTCGAAAGACAAGAGCGTCAAACAACCCCTTTACAAATAATTACGTACGGAACAACTGCCGTTTCATCGGCATAAAAGGAACAAACATTATGGCATCAGAATATCGAGGTTTAGGACTAAATGGAGGCGAGTACATCAATGATACTGCGGTTCACACAGGCAAATGGTTTGCGATCCAAGCAACAGAAGCAACTGTACTTGCAGCACAGGCAAGTAATATTACAAACTTAGATGATATTTGCACAGGACAAGATGCAACTGAGCTTGCTGCTGGAACTGTACTCTACGGAAACTTTACAAGCATCGATCTTACGAGTGGTGCTGTAATAGCCTACAATATTTAGGATGGGAAGTTCGACCATATCGCTTGGTCTTGGACTAGGTGGGGGTAAGTCTGCGACTAGTAGTGGCAGCCCTGGTGGTGGAGCTTCTTTCGCAAACCAATACAGCGTAAGCTTAGATGGTACGGATGACTACATGGTAGTATCTCAGGACTCCTCAATAAATATTACAGGAGATTTAACTCTATCTGCGTGGATCAACTTGGACAGTTTAGGTACTTTTCAAGGTATAATTACCAAAAGATCATCAACTACAAATTATCAATTCTATGTTAGAAATACCAATGTATTATCGTTTTATGATGGCGCTCGTCTTGTAAATGACTCAGTAGCTTTGACATCAGGAAGTTGGATTCATGTCGCAGTTGTAGTTAACGGTTCTAATTTGACTTTTTATCGGAACGGATCAGCGTCAGCAACAGGATCAGGAGTTAGTGTGAGCAGTAATACTGTTGATCTTACTGTTGGTGAAATTCTTGGATCAAACTTCTTAAATGGAAAAGTAGATGAATGTGCTGTGTTTGATTCAGCCCTAAGTGCTTCCGACATAACTGCAATCTACAACTCAGGAGTACCAAACGATATAACATCCCTTAATCCTGTAGGATGGTGGAGAATGGGGGATAATAATGGGGCAAGTGGCACAACTATCACAGACCAAGGAAGCGGAGGCAATGACGGTACGCTCACTAACGGGCCAACCTTTTCAACCGACGTACCATCTTAATAAATTATGAGCAGAAAATATGTAATATTAAATTCGGACGAAGTTAGTTCCGTGGATTTTAGCCAAGTGGATGAGACAAGTGCAGATACAATTAGATATTCTCTCGATGGCAGTCAGACATTTGTTAAGTTTGACACCGACACAACACCTTCATTCTTGGAAGGCAAAACACAATACTCTCACTCTGAAATACTCGCAATACTAGCAACGGACGAGTGGACTTCTGACGAACCACCTGGCGAATGATTTACACCGCCATACTATTATTGGCGTTGTGCCTGACCGGGTGCAGTTTGCGCTCCACCTACCCATTGATGGGAGGATTAGCTGGTGGTGCTGCCGGAAGTATTGGTGGCCCGTTAGTTGGTGGACTATCTGCTGGTGCAGGCGTACTAGCTGGTGAGGCACTCAAAAACAAGGATGCACTCATAGAAGCAGAAGAAACCATTGAAGCACTTAGTCACGGAGATGTATCTGCCTTGGTTGCACAAGGTATGGAGGAACATAAGTCAGGCTTTGAGAAGTTTACCAGCACGATAAAAAATATTTTAATTGGAGCAGCAGTATTACTTGGTGGTTATCTTGCCATTCCCATATTTATTGCCAAGCGCACTGCTCGTCAATGCTCCCAAACCGAAGCAATTAAACACGCCACTCGCGCACCATTCCCTGTAAAACCACCCTCCCGTAATGAGAAATCTTGAATTATTAAGAGACAAGTTCTTGGACATGTCTAAGAAAGGCAAAATGTTAACCATATTTGTAGGACTTGTCGTTGGCATCATCATATTAGATTGGTTGTTCTAATGATAGATCGTACTGCAATTCTTGGAATGAGTGGTACAGTTGCCACCTTTGGTCTGGCACACTTGGATGATTTATTTGGATGCATCGCAGGTGTAATTACAATCGTGTACATGGGTAGAAAACTCTACCTAGAAATGAAGAACAAGTGAATGGCACGTTATCGTACATCGGGTAGATTGGATGACCAAGTTCTTACAGACGGGGATCGTGGATTTCGTGGTATTGATTCATACCAAGAAGCAACAAGTTTAGAACCGGGCTTTGTACAGACAAGCGAGAATATGCGCTTGATTGGTGACCTTGCAGAGGTACGCAAAGGTATAGATTTTTTAGCAGGTGCAGTAACACTTAGCTACAATGGTACGAATGAAATGGTATTTACATCCACACTCTACTCAGATCCGGCAACAGGAAATGAATATGTGGTAGCTGCCACCAAGGATAAAGTAATCCTTTGGAATGATGCAAATAACTCAGGCATCGATATTGATTATCCAGGTAGTGAAGTTGTGGCCACGGCAGATGGCGCGAGCTTCGTACAGGCATTAGAAAAACTCATTTTGTTTCGTGGTAAGAATAAAACACCACTTGAATGGGATGGAGATGTAAGCAATGACTTTGTAGTTAAAGCAAATGCAAGCCCAGGTGCAGGACGCATACAATGTCCAAACACAGATTATGGTGTATTCTTTCGTAATCGCTTAATCATCCCACAACCCACAGATAGTAACTATACAATCTTGATGTCCGATTTGTTAGACACAGATAATTACTATTCTGCTGACTCACAATTTAGAATTAGTAAAGGAAGTGCAGATTTTCTTGTAGGCTTTTTTCCTTACCAAGAAGATCAGTTAATCGTGTTTATGCGTAACAGCATCCACATGATTAATAACATTGCGACAACCTCCGCAGCTAACACTTACGAAATAACAAGACAGCATGGATGTGTGGCACGCAAATCAATTGCACAGTCTGGCCCACAAACATTCTTCCTATCTGATAATGGGGTCATTGTCTTGTCACCTGGTACAGACCCTGCAAAGGGACTTGGAGTAGCTATTAGTAAAGTAAGTGGTGAAACCATACCCATGACCAGACCTATACAGGATCAGTTTGATGAGGTTAACTTTGCAGCAGCAGATACTGCATGTGGTGTGGTGTATGATAATAAATACTATCTTGCCGTACCCACAGGTAGTTCAACAGTACCTAACAAGATTTTCGTATTTAACTTACTTACAAACACCTGGACTAGCGTTGACTCCTACCCAGCAATGTCAGGTAGTCTAGCATTTCATGTAGATGACTGGGTAATTTGCTCGCATGGATCTGCACCAACAAGACGTAGATTATTCGCATGTAACGACACAGGTTGGTACTTAATGGAAGAAAACTCCATTGATGATAGTGGTCGCAAGATAGGTAGTACAAGCGAGTCAGGTACAACTGCCATTGCAGGTAAGCTTGTCACACGATCCTACACCTTTGGAGATATTAGCGTGAAGAGTTGGAAGCGTGGACAACTAGGTGCAAACACAGTTAATGCAGATGCATTCAATATTAAGGTCAATACACTCGATCCAGACGCAAGCACCACAGTATTAAGTCATACAGCAGATGGCACAGAAGAAGCACTCTTCCGCTTTGGTACGGGTCGTACCCGTGGATATGGGGCAGAAGTTGAGATTAATGTTACCGCAGGCAGACCAAGCTTTAGACATGTTAGCTTGGAAGCAATTGGAGTAGGGGCAAATGCAAGAAGGGAGGTTGCATAGATGGCAATCACCGCAACAGTTACACGTGGATTTACATTTGCCACGGGCGTTTCCGTGGATGCTGCCTCACTTAACCAACTAGGTGAACCAACAGTCACCATCAACGAAGGAAATGTAAACATCACAGGAGGTACGATTAGTGGTCTATCCTCACCCATTGCCATTGCAGATGGAGGCACAGGAAGTGCAAATGCAGGGGCAGCAAGGACTGCACTTGGACTAGGTACAGCAGCCACACAAGCAACCTCTGCATTCCTACAACCAAGCAATAATTTATCAGATGTATCAACCGCTGGTACTGCACGCACAAACTTAGGACTAGGCACAGTTGCCACCCAAGCGAGCAATGCAGTTGCTCTGACAGGTGGCACGATTAGTGGCACAATAATGACATTAAAATCATATGATGTGGCTGGTGTGCCATCCGCATCTCCAGCTGGGCAAATGATCTACGTAACAGATGGAAACGCAGGTGCAGCCACAGTCGCAGTAAGCGATGGATCTGCATGGAAAGTGGTCGCATTAGGAGCGACAATTAGTACATGAATATTTTAGAGCGAGCTAAGAAGTTTTACGATTCAACTAAGGGCGATATGTTTAAGGATTTAAGTGCGTATGCA